GAATAAATAACACTACCGATATTAACGGCGCAGTAGCAGACATCGCTACACAATCAATTACATTTACTTGTAATTCACCAATCGTAATTACAACCGCACCATAACAAAAAGAATAGGGGCTAACAGATGGCAAAGTTAAAGATCACAAAGGCTGATGGTTCATTATCTGAACACCAGATAACACCATCGATCGAATACGCGTTTGAGTTATATGCTAAAAAAGGTTTTCACAAAGCCTTTAGAGATGACGAGAAGCAGTCAGATGTTTACTGGTTAGCGTGGGAGTGCTTAAGAGCTGGCGGCGAAACCGTGCCAATGTTCGGTGCAGAGTTTCTTAAAACACTTAAAAAGGTTGAGGTTCTGGATGATGACCCGGAACTATAGGGCGTGACTCGTTTACTTACTTGATCGCACGGATCAGTTTGGAAACGGGTATTGCGCCCAACGATTTACTAGCACTAGATAGCAGGATGTTTAAGACTTTATTGCAGGCGATGAAAGATCGAGCTAAAGAGGTTAAAGATGGCCAAAGTAGAAATACGCGGAAACGCTGATTTGCGTAAAGCTCTTCGCGCTTTTACCCCTGATCTTGAAAAGCAATTAAAAAAAGAATTAAATGCTGCTTTAATGCCAGTAGTAAAAAAGGCTAGAGGATTTGTGCCAAGTCAATCTCCTATGAGTGGATGGGAAGCGCGTTCATTTTCAGAAGCGCGTTTTCCTGTTTTTAATTACAACACAATAGTAAAAAATATAGTTTTAGAAACTAGCCCAAGCAAACGTGATCGTAGAGGCTTTACATCAATGGCTAGAATTATTAACAAATCTGCAGCTGGTGCAATCTATGAAACTGCTAGACGGCCTCAAAGATGGGTAGGGCCTAAGGCATCTGGTACATCTAAGGGCGTTAGCCGATCAGTAAACCCCGGCGCAGGCCAACAATTTATAGACAATTTAGAACCAGTTACATCTAGCCTTAAAGGTCAAGGGCGATTTATATTTCGTGCCTGGGCTGAAAGTCGAGGCGTGGCCGAAGGCGCAGCTAATAACGCAATAGATACAGCCGTTAGGCAATTCTACGCCCGTAATGGCGAAAAAACGTTTGGTAGGGCTGCCTAATGGCATTTCCAGATATTAAACTTGGCTCTAGTTTTGATGCTAAAGGTTTTAAGCAAGCCGAAACAGCATCGGCTAAACTAGAAAAAGGTGTTAAAAAACTTGCTGGTGCGTTTGGTTTAGCTTTTAGCACTAGAGCCGTAGTCAATTTTTCAAAAGCTGCTGTAAAGGCTTTTGCCGAAGATGATGCAGCCATAACAGTATTACGGCAAAACCTTAAAAACTTAGGCTTGGCTTACCAATCTGTAAATGCTGAAAATTTTATAGGGAAGTTAGAACAGCAGACAGGCATATTAGATGATGAACTAAGACCAGCCTATTCAAAATTATCAAAAATAACTTTATCAACTACTAAGACGCAGGAGTTAATGGCTTTAGCCGTTGATCTAGCGCGGTCTAATGGTTTGGAATTCTCAGCGGTCATTAACACTTTATCTCGCGCTTATGTTGGAAACTACAAAGGATTAAAGCAATTAAACATAGGCTTGACGGATGCAGAATTAGCCACTAAAGATTTTGCTGAAATTCAAGCAATTCTTATTAAACAAAGCCAAGGTGCTGGTAAAGCCTATATCGAAACTTTTGCCGGATCCATTGATAAATTGTCCGTGGCGTCTGCTAACGCTAAAGAAGTTATAGGAGAAGGCTTAGTAGATCTATTTGCAGACATGGCGGGTAATGGCGATATAGATGCTGCTACTGCTAACGTAAACAAATTTGCTACAGCTGTTAGCGATCTGCTCAAAGATGTTAGCGAATACAACTTAGCCGATTTTGTAAGTGCTTTTGTAACTGGCAATATCACAGAAGGCACAGCCTCTAAATTAGTTAAACGGCCATCTGCGCGTAGATTTTTTACAGGTGGCTCAGGGGTAGATAGTGATCTACTTGCTGCAAGAGCCGCTGCTGCAAAGATTAAGGCAGACAAACTAGCTGCAGCTAATAAGATTAAGGCCGATAAACTAGCAGCGGCTAACAAAGCGAAACTTGATAAAGCCGCCGCCGTCTTTGATTTACAGAAAATTCAGATAGCCGCTGCGTTAAAGGGCAAGATAAGCGAAGAAGAGAAGACGCGCTTGTTACTTATGCAGGCTATTGAGGAAGGCAACGCAGATAAGGCTGAGGCACTAGCTAAGAAGCTAGAGGAGATCCAAGCAAAAAATGCCAAGATTGCTGCTGATCTTTTAGCAATCGGTGAGGCTAAAGATCCCTTTTCTACATGGGCAGGCAGTTTATCTCTAGCGATTGCAGCACTTGCTAAACTAGGCCTAGGCATGTCTGCAATTACTTCAAGCATGATCCCTGGCGTCACTTATAACCCTAGCCAAAACCCCGATCGTAACTATGACGATAAAGTAGCCGCCGCCGAAAAAGCAGCAGCCGATAAAGCAGCAGCCGATAAAGCCGCAGCTGACAAAATTGCTGCCGATGCCGCCGCTGTTCTTGCTGCCGCTGGTGATAAGGCCGCCGCCGATGCTGCCGCTGCCGCTGCTGCCGCTGCCCTAGCAATTCTTGGCATACCTGGTACTACTTTCAATCCAGGGCAAAACCCAGATCGTAATTATGATGACAAAGCAGCTGCGGAAACAGCTGCCGCTGCAGCCTTAGCTGCAAGCGCCACTAATACAAGCCAATCGCCGATAAACCCTAATGGTACTTTTGGGTTTTCTTTACCAAGTTACTTACAAAATTCTATGCCACAATCCTCGTCTATCAATATAGTTATTGAAGGCAACGTATTAGATGGCGATGATTTTACTAATAAAGTAAACGATGCATTACTTAACGCCAATAGGCAAGGTTTGCCACGAACAGCTGCCGGAACGTTAGTGAACCAAGACTAATGACAGTCCCAGTTATTAACGCGGTTATTAACTTCTCTACTGGCCCTAGTTTTGCACAGGCATTTATTATTGGCGAAGGCATACTAGGTACTAATATCCTTGCCGATGCAGCTGCAGTTATCGTAGATGTAAGTGATGTAGTAGATAGCGTAAGCATTAAGCGCGGCCGTAATGCTCAGGCAGATGAATTCCAAACAGGTACGCTAACTTTGCGTATCGTGGATCAGAACGGCGACTTTAATCCGCAGAACCCTAGCAGCCCTTATTTTGGCCTATTAGATCCAATGCGTAAGGTATCTATATCGGCTACTTATAGCGGCGTTACATATCCAATGTTTTCAGGGTTTATTACCAGCTATACGACCACTACCCCTAAAAACGCTAACGATGTTGTATATACAACCATCCAAGCCGTAGATGCCCTAAGACTGGCTCAAAATGCCCAGATCAGTACAGTTACAGGGGCAGTAGCAGGGCAACTATCTGGCACACGCATTAACGAGATACTTGATGAGATCGTCTGGCCAGCATCGATGCGCGATATTGATGCTGGTTTAACCACTATGCAGGCAGACCCCGGCACAGCCCGTACATCCTTAGCCGCATTACAAACTGTTACAAATAGTGAGTACGGCGCGTTTTATGTTGATGCATCGGGTTCGTTCGTATTTCAGGATCGCACAGTAACTACTGCCAGCATCGGCGGTACGCCTACAGTATTTAACGATAACGGCACAGATATTGGCTATTCTAATGCCGTATGGCGACTAGATGACACCCTTGTATTTAACCAGGCTAACGTGACCCGCACAGGCGGCACAGTTCAATCTGCAACTAACGCAGCTAGTGTCGAGAAGTATTTTGCACATACTTACAATATTCAGAACTTGTTGATGCAAACGGACGCCGTTGCACTAGATTACGCACAGGCTTATGTAGCAAGCCGTGCAGAAACCAGCGTTAGATGCGATGCAATCGAGCTAGACCTATACACAGACAATTACAACACAGGCATAATTGCAGCCCTAGATTTAGATTTCTTTGACCCGGTAACTATTACTACTAACCAGCCAGGTGCATCTACCCTTACTAAGACTTTACAAGTTTTCGGCGTGGCACACAGCGTCACCCCGAATAAATG